AATCCATGAAGCGGAGCCAACGTGGGCACGCTCCTGCATTGTGACTTCGGCTGGCTTGTAGAACATCGCCGGGTTGTTGTGGTTTGGACGGCCCGGGACTGAGGAACCGTCCACCTGAGCGCCAATAGCGAAGTCGTTAGGGACATCGGTATCAGTCGCAACACCTTCCTCAAATCGCAGAGAGCCACGCTGGCCGGGCATATCCGGGCCCATCGTGCGCTCAAAGATGTTGCCAGCAACCTCAGGAAAGAGTGGTGCTGGTGCAACTGTAGGGTTCATTACGTTCGCCATGAAATCCTCCGAGGATAACGGGTAGGTACCTTGTTACATGATACCACTAAACAAAGAACGGATTCTCTGCTACGGACACTGTGGGCATAATGTCATGTACTGTGAGACAGCAGGCCAAGGCTAGGCTGTCGGGGTAGTCATCGAAAGCCCCCCGTTCCTCAGGGGCTTCAGCAAGCAGGTATGGTCCTCTGTTGATCCGCTCTAAGTCAACCATCTGCTGATTGAACTTCCTCCAACGCTTAGTCCGTCTAGCCTTTGAATGTCCCGGTATAATCAACTGATTACGCTGAATCAACTCGGTTAGATGTACCCATCTCTCGTTCTGGGCCTTTGCGTCGGAGGATATCCCAAGCACCTCAATGTCTGGCAATAACAAGGCCAGCCGTTCAGCCACTGCTCCACCCACACCTTGAGCGTCAATCCCGACACGAAGAACATCATAGTTACGCACGAAGTCCACGATCTTGAAGTACTGGGACTCCCAGTCCGTATCATGCAGTTCCAGCCAGTTCAAGACCCGGTGCTCAAAGAAACCCAAACCGTCAGGGTGGTCCCAGTCAACCCACACAGCCGTGGCAACAGTGGAGTCGTTAGACCTTGCCACATCTATGCCGACGACAATAGGGGTTCTCCACCACTCAGCCACCAGTGGCATTGAGGCATCATATAGCCGGTCCAGTCGCTCCTCGGTGACAAACATGCCCTTCTCAAGCATCCAGTGGTTGAGGTAGGACATGCGAAACTCGTCAGAGTCCTCCCCAATACGCACCTTCTCCTTGTTGATGAACTTGCCGTAGTTGACGTTGTACTTAGCCGCTACTTTCCAGTCGTACTCAAAGTGGGACTGTCTCTGGGTCTTACGTTTGTTTACGTCACGTCTCTTGTTATACTGGATCATCTTATAGAAATACGATTTGTTACGAGTAGCCGTACCCGTTAGCGTTATCGTCCCATTGTTGAATGCAAGCATGGGCTTGATAGACTTCGTAATCATAGACTCGTCGGCCCCCTGTGCCTCATCTACGACGGCGTAATGGTACGTCTTAGATTCGATCTTGGCCTTCGGGTTGCAGGTCTGCATACGACAAAGGGAGCCCGAGTTCTTCAGGGTCACAATCTTACCCTTACCACGGGAACCTCCAGACGCCGCCTTATCGTCAATCTCGGGGTCCAGCAGGAAATCCAAGGCGTGGTCACTGGTCAACCGTGATACGATACGACTAAACACTGTGTCTGCCTGATCCTCAGTAGGCGCAAACACCCCTACCCAAAATCCCTTACTAAACTTGGATAGCCAGAGGGGGTATACCTTAGACAACTTGGGCAGGATGACCATCAGGGATGCGATGACGTTGGCCAACACTTCAGATTTGCCACTCTGTCTGGTGGCAATCAAGGTCAGTTCTTCACCATCTCCGATAACAACTGACTCAATAAACCTATAGGCAATAGGTATTTGGTAGGGGAAGAACTCAACGGCACAGAACTCTTCAGTGAATACCACCAACTTCTTCACCAGTTCGTTTATGAACTCAGTTGACTCTTCGTCCAGTTCTATGTCGTCTAGGTCTACGACATTGTCGTCCTCTGTGGTCTTATCCTCCAACTGTACAGACACTACTTACGCTCCACTAGTTCATCCCACATAGTGGATAGGCTGTCCAGACGAGTGGTAACCTCGTCAGATCCGTGGTTGTGATACCTCCACTGGTCGAACGCTTGACCCAGATTCATAATCTCTAGGTCCATCCATCCCCTTAGGTCGGTAGTACTCATGTTAGTTACTCTTGATGGCCGCTCCAGAGAAGTGACGGCGTGTGTCTTAGAGTCTCCCCAGAACTTCAGTCCCATGTACCTATCTCCTTTGGCCTCTTAGGTAGGTTCCTACCCACTAGAGAATGTAGCAGCCCGTCTTCCTGTGTATAGTACTTAGATGCCTTACATACACCAATCTGGAATGTACGATAAGGAACTATACATTGTATTCCACGGCCAGACCTCCAAGGGTAGTCTGTTTCACGCATAAAGGACCTCTGGAGACCTAGGCGCTTCACGTCAGTCTGTCTGGTGAGCCAGTAAACGGGGCCAACCCCCTGCACCATGTCCAGTGTGTCTCGTAGGACTAGCCACCAACTAACTATAGCCACACCCATACCTACCCACAACCACCACTCACGGAGTAGGGGTAGCGCCGGTAGCAGCAGCAGCCCGATAACTAGAGGACTATACCCTAATAGTTTATTTGTAGTAGTCATACCATGTGACCATCAAGACAACGGATAGTATAGCCATGGACCCCAACCATCCCCAGTAAAGCATTTATATGTCACTCTCGGTGTACTTAAGCCATGCGGCGGTCATGGTTTCTAGTTCCTCGCTCGTAGGCGCTCCCAACTCCTCGTACACTGACTGTTCCATAGCATCAAGGTAGGGGCTCTTACCCCACGGACGTGAGTTAGCGGGGCGTGCAAACTGGGGGCCGTCTGGCTCAGGCATCAGAATCCATTGAAGAAGGGTGCCTCATCGGCAGTCGCTCTGTGGTAACCGCTATGGTTGAGGGCATCGTTAATGAACTTACCCTTTGAGGTGCCGGGGGTGGAAAATATCTTGTAGGTACCATAGGGCACATTGGGATACACGTACCGGTCGCCACGCTTTATGAACTTAACACAAATAGAACCGGAACCATGGGGTTCAGCCATATCGTCAGGCACCCATCGGAAGGCCTCCACCCTTGTGCTAGCAGGAAACTGTGGCTCAAAGTACCCAGAAGGGGCTTCCTCGCCACGCCCAAGCGCCTGTTGTATCTCGTCTTCCTGATCCTGTGTGAACGTGAAGGTGGTGCCACCAGACAACCCTGAGTTTTGCAGGTCGGCTTCTTCTTGAGCAGTAAGGAGTGTATCTGGGTTTAGCCTCTCCCAACCAGATCCCTTGTCTGGGTATACTCCAAACTCATTGCCCGGGGCTCCAAAGTTACGACTCGCCATCCTCCGCTTCCTCCTCGGTTACATCCTCCAGAGTGGCGCGAAGTTCAGTCACCATCGCCGCCAACACGACATTCTCGCCCTGCAAAGCATTAAGACGGTTCTGAAGTTCGTTGATAACGGTCTGTGGGTTTATTTGAATGTTGGCTGTGTCCATTGGTGCTCCTTGACCTGTACGTTTGGATACCTACCTAGTGTATCAGGTGCCTTCAATCTGATCTGCGATTCTCCTGAGTTGCTCAGGCAAACTCGGAGTCATCTCTGCCATCATGTCCACCGGTTTCGGAGACGCTTTGATTAGTGGCACCGGATTCTCTGATTCTGCGGTTTCCTTAGCAGCCGCTTCCTTATCAGCAATCATCTTGGCGATGGCTTCCCAGTCGATTGCCGGATCAGCAACATCAGCGCCAAGGTTCTCCAACTTGTAGTCAGAGATGTCCCACGCCATGTTGTCAGGAGACACAGCAGGTCCGCCGTAGTAGGCATCCAACCATGCCCAAGTAACAGCAGTTTTATCTGTTACAACTAGGTTATGTCGAACCCAGTCGCCTCCGTCCACTCGGGCGCGAATGAAACCCTCATCGAAATCGGCTTCACACTCAAAGAGGACAGCGTTGCCACCCACTTTGAGTTGTCCAACCTTGACCGAATCGCCCCACTTTGGACCCTGACCCAGATGGTAGAAGTACATACCGATAGGCATGAAGCCATCTTTGGTCTTGCCGAACCATGTGCGGAACGAGAAGCCGTCGGGGTTGGGCTGCCTGTTGCCATGTCCGTAGGATTGGCCTCTGGCGTTCTTGTACCGCAGATCGGCAAACCCCAGTGTCTTTCCCGTACTATGGGAGTTCCAGTTGCCAAGCGCCCTGACCATGTAGGACACCTTCACATGGCGACAGGGTGGCACCTCTTGATAGAGGGCGCAACCATAGTGGTCACCGTTTCGGAACATCAGCCGTAGCGAGTCGCCGCTCACATAGGCGTTCTTGATCTTCCCCTTCCACGACTTCTCCCACCCTTCTTCAAAGGTTTCATGAACTAAAACAGACATTATCGTTTACCCCCGTCATATGGTGTCCCAATGCCTTCATCAAGCAATACATCGTTTAGACACACGCCCTCGTCATTCAGAATCCGCCCCA